GTGCTTAATTGCGTTCCTGGGCCACCGGTGACGTTGTACTCGTCAACAATATTCCGGTCGCCCATAGCCGAAGAGACGCCCCTTAATCCTGCCGCAATAATGTCATAAGGGTTGTCCGATCTGGCCGCCGTGTAAGCCACGTCAAGTGCTGATCTGACGACGCTAGGATCAAGGTTTAAGGACGAAGCAATATTCCCCGCGGCCATATCAAGGCCCGTGCTTACCCCATAAGAGGTGACAGCATTCCTAATTAAATCCTCGACGTCAGCCCCGCCCATAGCCTTTAGGACGGTGGATAGGCCAGCAGCCTGAAGCGGAGATAGCCCAAGGCCTGCTGCGCCGCCGGTAACGACCATGGCCGCGAAATTAAGCATGGGCGCGATTGACTTTTGAAACGATCCCCGCTGATCCTGGCGAAGCTGAACGTCAAGAATGTTGCCATTCTTGTCGACAGTCACTTCCTGGCCGAGAAGCGTGCCCTTATTGCCGATGTCATGCGCATTCAGAAAGGCTGAGTAAATTCCGGTATCCTCATAAATCGGATTGCCTTCGTTATCAGTTCCAACCTGTTTTCTGATTGGGGAAAACACCGACGACGAGGTCGGCATAAGACCACCCTCGCCCTCAAAAAAAGTCGGGTTAAGAGCGTTATTAAGCTGGTCTGCAAGGTCTCCGGAAATGCTTTTACCAACCAATCCTTGGCCCTGCGCGTAAAGCTGGTTGGCAATGTTTTGAGCATTCGCCGCGTTTGTCGCGTCCTTGTTAAACCCAAGGGCAAGTTGATCAACGCCAACAAGATTTTCGGTCCCAGGAAGGCTGGCGCCAGCAATAGATAGACCGCTTGTCGGGGTGGTCGTCCTTGAAGCGACATCACTCAGTACGCTAGGCGTGATGCTGGACAGACCACCGGTCGGGAAGTATTGGCCAAACGACTTACCAGTGGCGCGTTGAATATCATCCTCGGACACGCCGAATTCAGCCATGGCCGCACGAGTTGCTTCTTCGGTCGGAGCGTTCGCAAAGAAGTTGCGAATGTTCTCGTTGTAAGCATCAAGGCCTATACCACCTTCACCAGTTGCGTATTGGTATCCAGTCGAAGCCATGTCAGTTCACCGCGTTATTAAAAGCGAAGGCCCAATCTTGCCACCGGTCGAAACCATGCGGTGTCGGTACGCCATAGTTTGAGAACAAAGCGATCGAGCAAATCGAAAGCGCGAAGTCCTTCCAGTTCTCCTCGGCGACCGGCCACATAAGCTGCTGGGCCTCGTACTTCTCGGCAATGAGCGCATTCCAGTAAGACCATTCCATGTTCCGTGGGTCGTAGATCTGCGTCATGGCGTGTAACCCCTGACATCGCCCATATCCAGCGACAAGAGAATCCGGCCCATTTGATAGTCACCGCCGATGATGTTGGACTCAAACTTAAGTCTTAGTTCCCGGCGTTGCTCTTTTAGGTCGATCTTGGTCGTGCTCGAGTCAAACGTATAGGGCCCGGTCGTGACGTCAGCAGCCTGCGCATAAGGGCGGCCGATGATGTACATCGTCATCTCTTGGTCTTGTAGGAAGTCGGGCTCAACCCGCTCCAGGCGCGACCAGAAATTCTCACCGATGGGCGTCTCTTGGGCTGGGTTTCCAGTCACCCAAGACAGGTCGTGCGTTGTGAAGTACGAGTCGATAGCAGAGGTTGAGGCGCCATCAACGACGTCAACACCAACCTCGTGCTGCCAGAGCTTAGTAAACCCGCCGCCGATGTCTTCAGTACCGCCAGCGACCGGATACTTGAAAACCTGGGAGAAGTAGCCCGAGGAACGCTGAGCATGAATGCTTTGGCCAGCGTCATACCACGTCTTTTCGCGCACGTTGTAAATGATCGCGTCCGTACACTCGGTGGCCGATCCTCGAGGATAGAACCACCAGATCTCGCCGTAGCGCGGAACCTTCCAGGCCCAAACCTTCTGCCGCTGGGTGTAGTTGAGGTTGTCGAAGAACCAGTTTTGGTTCATCGGGTTCGGGATCTCTTGTACGACACCGTTATACATCAAGAAGCGATCGACGCCGCACCAGTAATAGATCCCGTCGTACTCGATAACGCCTGACGACGAAAGGATCGATGACTGCGAGGTAATGATGTCGTAGCGCCAGTAATCAGGTGCGCCGATATAAGAGACGCGGATCAGAGAATCGAGCGACCAGAATAAACCCGAGGGCGCATTGGTACCGCCTCGCACTAAGAACCCTTTAACGATCTTTCCTGTGGCCACGTTCACTTCGTTGGCGTCAGCCGAGTTCCAGTCCAAGGGATTGCCCTTGGAATTGTTCTTGATCAGGCCCGAGTTACCGTAAACAAAGATGTATGGATGAAGGGCAACAACGCCACCAGAGACCGAAACGATGTCACCCGTCGGATCAGGGCCGCTAACGTCTCGCAATTCGGTCAATGACGTGCCAGTAATCGCGCCATAAAGCACTGGCGTGTTCGTTGTCGAGTCAACCTGCGCCAAATTCTGCCCTGGGTGAACCAAAAGCTGGTTTATTCCGCCCTGGGAGTCGTATGAGGAGTCAAACTGATAAACATTGTTGGCGCTTGCCGTGAAAACCGAGCTAATCGTGGCTACAGGGATACTAAAAGCGGTCGTAACCGTCCCGCCAAGGTTCGTAGCGTCAGCAGAAAGCGTATCTGCGACCGTATAACCGACCCCAGACTGCACATAAGCCGATGTAATCGTAGCTACAGGCACCGAAAAGCCTGAGCCAGTGCCGCCAAGGTTAGCCTGGGTGGCCGAAAGCACGTCTCCTGGGGTATAACCTGCGCCTAAATCGGTCAAAGCGACCGCCGTAACGGCGCCCCCAGAGATCGTAACGGTAGCAATAGCGCCCGATCCAAGGCCACCAGTGAGCGGAACATCCGTATAGGTCCCGTTGGTATAAGCAGCCCCGCCCGTAATGGTTCCAAGCGTCAGAATCGGCCCTGTGTCGGTAATAACGACTGCCGTTACCACGCCGCCAGCGATCGTAATGTTGCAGTAAAGGCCGGTTCCAGTGCCGCCGGTCATGGGCACGCCGTTATAGGTGCCGTTTGTGTAACCAGAGCCAGCAGTTATAGACCCAAGGGTTGCAACCGGACCGGTAAACGTGAAGTCAGAAACGCCAGCGCCCACGCCGTTGTTATCAACGCCGATAACTTGGATGCCTGAGGCATAAGACGTGAAGATGTTATTGATACCGTTATTGGAATCAACGAACATCCCCCGGGTTGGGCCATAGATCTGATTGGAGATCCGCTTAACGCCCAAGACCTTCCTGGGTCTTCCGCGTTGAAAGCGCACCCATAAGCCATCAGAGTATTGATCGCCATCCAAAACGGTGCCGTCCCGGCGAATCCCGGGCTGCGTGTTGATCGTGATGACTTTTTCAGTCATTAGAACGACCCTCCAGCGAGGCCTTCATTGGTTAGCATCATCTTGATTGCACCGCCAACCGACCAGCCAATAGCAGAGCTTGGACTCGTTCTTCGGAACATGCCCGTATTGGTCTCTAGAACAAAATTAAGACCAGGGGCGCCAAATGTTCCATCAACAATCGATATGGCGGAGCCGCCCGTAATCACAGCGGTAGCGTTCAAGACGTTAACCGAGTCACAAACAAGCGTGGCTTGCTGGTTTGGTTGAATCGCTGAAGTTTGGCCGCCGACGACGCCCGTTTCAAAGGTGGTGTTAAAAGCACCCGTTGTTTCATTCAGGACAAAATAAACCTGAACTGCAGCCGGTACTTGAACGGTAACGGCACCCGTCACCGAACCGGTCACCTTGATGATTGTGTTTTGTGCTTGAGCAGGGGTTAGGGTGTAAGTACCCGAGGTTACCGGCAAGACAAGCTGCGAGTAAGCGAAGGTCGTTGCCTGCCCAAGGCCCACGGTATAAAAGGCGCCCCCCGAGCAGACAATAAAAGCTGAGTCACCGATCTGCAGCGCAAGGTTGGAGTCGCCGTTAATGAGTTCCGAAGCATCGGGATCAATGGTCAAAAGACCGGTGCCGTTATTGCGCACCATGAAGAACCAATCGTCACCCAGGGTTGCGGCTGCGGTTAACGCAATGGTTCCGACCCCGCCCGTCCAGACGACTGTTTTGGCTCGATAGGTCGAGTCAGCAGTAAAGCCCGACGAGGTCGTTGTGACTGGATGCGACTGGTTAAGCGTCGTGGTTATGGCTTTAAGGCCATAGCCTGCAAGAGACGCGGCATCGGCAGAGCTTGAGCCGACACCGAAAGCAATAACGCCCCAGGTGCCTGCAACCGTCGAGTTGTCGGTCACATAGATGTACTTAGCCTCACCGGCTGCGACCGAGACAATCGTATTGCCTGCGTTGTCGCGCATCGTGAAGGTATTGGCGCCCACGTTCCGAATGAGCGAATCAGTGCCGACCGAGGTCTCGTTAGCTGGCGGCATGTAAACGGAAAGGCTTCCCGTCGTTGCCGTGATTTGCATGATCCTGGCGGCATAGTTCCCAAGGGCATTGCCATCAAGTGGCCAAGCCAACGTCAGGTTCGCCGAGATCGAGAAGGACTTGTAGCTTACGTCCGTCGGCTGGATGACGTCCCCGGTAAAGACGTTGACGTAGGAGGTCATACTTCTTGCACCGTGGCCGAACGATCGATCGTCCGGGTGTCGTTCTCAAGCTTCAGGGTCTGCACGGCACGGTCATATAAAGCCTGCCAAAGCTGTACCCGGGAGTCGTTCTTAAGGAAGGGCATCGCTTGCAAGAGCGTGCCGTAAAGCATGGCCTGGGGCGCGTTGATCGTGAACCAGTTGGTTTGATTGGTCGCGTCTAGGGGCTGGATCTTCTCGTAGTAAAGGACCTCAAACGCATAAGCAGCATCAGGCGTTGGCGCAATGAGCCAGTTGTCGAAGTCGTAGTCGGCATAAAAAAGCGGCTCGTCTTCAGTGGTTGGATTGGGCCAGTAGTTGCGAAGGTATTCATACTTCCTCAAAAGCAAGGGTTTGCGCTCACCAGCCACCGTGATGTTGAAGGACGTGGTCTTCCTCCAGCGCGTAGGCTTTGCGATCACCGGATTGCCCTGGACCATGGTTGCAGAGACGGTCTCTTGCTGGCCAAGGATCTTCAACTCGTCCGAGATGATCGACTCGGCAAGGTTGATGAAAGACGGGATCTGATTGATCGTCTGCGCGTCCGAGCGTTCCAGGTAGAGCGTGACATCCGCTACCAGGGACGTGTAGGTCATGGTGACAGCCATTATCGGTACCTTGCAGTTTTCTCGCGGATCTTCGAGGGTTGAGCGACAAATTGCTTACCGGACTTGGTACCTTCACGCTTAGCGCGTGTGGTGGCTGCATACTCAGCAGGCGAAAGCGCCTCTCGCGCTCTCCGGGGCAGGTACCGTTCACCGGTGGCCTTAGGCCCTTGCGTGGAAGGCTTGCCGGATTTCGTACCCCAATCCTCGCTCGTCCACTTTGAGAGCGAATTATCCGCCTTTTTAGGCCCTTTGTAACCCCCGCCTGAGGCTTTGTACTTCTGGGTCGCCAACTGAGCCTTACGGGCGCTCCATTGGCCTGCATCGCCGCCTTTGGTCGAGGCCTTCACGGACGCAACAATGCGCTTCCACTTGGCCGGATCTGACTTGGTCGCTGAACTCATCGCATTAACGCGGCCTCAGCCGCCCTCCTACGGGTCAATCCTGGCAAAACCCTGCCAGCGGCTTTGTTCCACAACATACATTGATCAGCAGCACCATCCCAGTCGCCAGCATCCACACGCTTTTTGAAGGTGCTTACCCTGTAATTGCCAAGGCCGCAGTTGTAAGCCCACGAAGTAACCGCGGCCATGCGCCTTGGGAGCGCTTTGGACAGGCTGGGCGAAGCTTTGAGCAAGCCGCGCACGAAGAACTCAACGTGATGATCCAGTGCGTCCTCACATTGCTCTATCGTCCAAATGGTCCCAGGATTGATTTCAGGCCCCGTGGCGCCCCAACCAATGGTCCATGGGTGTCCACGAGTGCCAGGGTCCGGATAAGCCGTTACACGGCCGTCTGGCAAGCGCTTTGCAAGCCCCTCAAAGGGCTTGATCAGTACATCCTTACAAAGCTTCTTAGCCTCATTCACGATTTTTGGTACTTTTCTACACTGCGACCAACGAACCAAAAAGTGAGTACCATCGTAAATAGAGCAAAATCATCTTCATCCCAGCACTTGGTTACGACTTGCATCCAATCCGCGCCCGTCTGAAACGCGATAACAAGCGCAGCCGCCTTGACTGACGCATACATAAAAAAGAGACACCAAGTAATGCCCGGACGCACCAACGCTGAGACAGCAGCCACAAACCAACCCGCTGCTTTAGCCGTTTCAGCCTGCTCCTTAAACGCCTCTTTGATAGTGTCCATCTGTTGGATGGAGTAGTCGACATATTTCTCCTCCATGCGGAATTCTCCGCGCAGCTTCTCAAGGTCGGTCTGGAGTTGAAACATGCTGAGTTCATGTTGGCGCTCGTTCTTTTTGTCCAGGAATTTCAATACCTCCGGGGCCAAGCGAAACAAGCCACCGAAGATCGAGCCAAGAAGACCGCCGCCGAGTAGCTCAAGCATGATTACCCCCTGGCCGTCACGATGTCGGCACCCTTCTTAACCGTTACCTTGCTGCCTTCAACATCCACTTGCATAGGTGGCTCGGCACGGTCTAGTTTGTCAAGGCGTGTGATCAAGTCCTTGATGACTTCAAATTCGGGCTTTTCCTGCTTTGCAGCAGTACCAGCAATACCGTTTAGCATTTGAATAAGTGCAGTAAGTGAAGCGCCAAGAAGACCCATAACAGCAGCAATTTTTTCACCTTCAAGGAAAAGGGATGCGCCAACGCCCACGAGTACGATCAGGAAGATGTAAAGCAGGCCATCTTCACCGATGGCTTTGCCAGCGACTTCCTTGGCTGAATCCTGGGCCTTTAACTCCTCAAGCCTAATCTTGGCTTGCGCCTTAAGGACCGCAAGTTCGTGGGTCTTGTCGTCCATCAAATCCCCAGCAGTTTTTTGACAAACATGGCTGCAACGCCGGGACCCAGCAAGACGGCAGTAATCGTGATGTAAAGCAACCACTCAATCCTTTGCATCCGTCTTGAGCCATCAGCAAAGCGCTTTTCAATGTTCTCGTAGCGTTGGGCGCAAATTTGCTCGTGACTTGTCAAACGAGCCTCAACCTCTGGGATAACCTTTAGATCGTGCATGTTGGGTGATACCTTCTTTTTGCTTGCAAGTACACCTGATGAGCTTCGTGAGGAGTGTCGAAGTAACCAAGATGCTTCTTCTTGCCGTCAATCTGAATGTACGAACTGTACCGATTGGTACCCTTAAAAAATGACACACCCATAAACCCCGTGGAGTTGTGTCTGGGCGGTTTTATATGATTATGAATATTTTGCTGGCGGGTGACTTCTCGTAAGTTTGATAGCCTGTTGTCAAGCCCGTTGCCGTTTATATGGTCGATCTCTTTGGGCATGTAGCCATGAACGAAAAACCATGCCAATCGATGAGCACGATCTCGATAGCCGCCAAAACCAATCTGGATATAACGCCCATTAACCACTCCGACCTTGGACCCTGGTTTTTTAGTACCAGATGCCTTGATTCTCTGAAACTCGCCGGTCAGAGGATCGTACGTCAAGTGCTGTATTAGCGCTTGACGCATCGCTTCATGAACCGATAGGCGCTTATCGAGATCTTCAGACATTCTGCGCCTCGGGCTTGGACTCCTGTGGCTGTGGTACAGGGAGTTGCGGAACGGTCTGCTCACGGATCTTTTCAATCAACTGATTGACCTGAACGAACGGCAGGTTGCCCAACGCGGTTAGGCAGGCGTTCACTTCATCAAGGGTAAGCGTCAGGTTAACTTGTACGGGATTCATGAGGTTAGCTCCAAAGGGTTAAACAGTCTGCCAGGGCAGAGGT